TGGCTCTTAACCAGTTCTGTGGGGTGGTAGAGCATGAGATTGCCTCAGCAATGGAAAGAAGAAGATGGTTAAGCGTCAAACGTTTTGTACGCTTCCTTTACCAACCAGTCTAAAGATGCCTCTGATTGGTGCGCCTAGGAACTGCCAATAATGTTCGGCAATTTGTTCGTTCGGCAATAGCTCAAACCGTCCTTCTCTCCCATTGATAGTGGCAGCAGCAGAACTGCCAGGAGTGACGCCAGAGAGGGCTAGAGGCCCCGTCAAGCGTCCTTCCATGTACACAGCCGTATTATCAGCACCAAGCAAATAATCGTACTGTGGATTGCGCTTCTGCCGCAAACTGGCATAGTACGTAACGCCTGATGAAAGGCCCACATAATTACCAGTGTCAGAATCAAAGGCATAGCCAGAAGCCACTGACCACACAAGGGAGGCATTGGCTAATGGTGAGAGGCCGTTGATCATGCGACAAAACCAATGGAGAAAGAACCAGCGACGGTTTCAGTCATTCGTTTGAACTCTTGGCCATATTGCGTGGCCTCAAGCCCCTTGCCATATACCTTGCCATCGGTGGCGCCAATTTGAACGCCCATTTGTGCAAGTTGAATGGCAATGATATGTGCAGCGAGATGCTTTACGGCGCGATCAGTTTGATCTCCAAAAACATCAGCACTGGCATCCGCTGTAGCTTCAGTGATTGCCCCATTTACAATTCCCGATGGATGGGGAATAAATTCAGGGAACCGATCAAGAAACGTTGCATAAGTAACAGTCATGGTCAAGCCCTTCCTGCCTTAATTGCTTCTTGACGTTTTGCAATGGCATTACGAACCCTCACTCGTCCTTCGATTTTCTTCCATGACGCCAGTTGATCTAGGTCATGAATTACTTCAATGGTCCGAGAGGCTTCAATGATGGGAAGATTAGCGAGGGTTTGAACGTCATGAGGAATGGTTTCCACAGTCGGCTGTTCCCTTACTTCTTCAATGGCGCCAATGGTCATCAATCGCTTAACGGTTGAATTGTCACGGGCTATCTTCCATTGATCTTCTGGCACTCCCTGGTTAAGACCAGGCGCCAGTTGAATCATTCCTCCATCGGTGATAATGCCGAAGCCACCTTCGCGAGGCGGATTTTCAAGCTCAGGGCGATAAGCAATTAACATTTGTTGTTCAATTAGAACTGTCAATTAGCTTAACGCCCATTGCTTGACTAGGCTCAGGCCGAAGCTTGAACGTAGATGACGCTCTTGGGATAGTACAGAGCCACACCACCCACGCGAGCGTGAGCAGGAACAATGAACTCAAGACCGCGCTGCTGGGGCGGGAAAAGCTCCAACGGTTGGGGGATGTGCAGTTGCACTTTCTCGGGGTCACGCTTGTACACAACCATGCGGTTAGTGTTCAGAACGCTGTTGCCTGCATCCAACTGGTTGATAGGCTCAACGTTACGGATGTAGGGGTTGGTGCGGAGGAAGTACTCAAGCACAGTCACGTCCGAAGAATCGGAGTTGCGAGTGGTGCTGATTTTGTTGTAGTCCTCGTAAGCCAACAGGATGGTGTCGGGCTGCTCCTTCATGTTGGAAGCGTTGATGATGGCGCTAACGCCATAGTTCAACAGTTCCAGCATGTCTTGGGCAGTGCCACTAGCAGTAGAGCCAGTGAACCAACGGTCAGCAGCAATGATATCAACGGTGGCGTTGTTGAAGAAGCCAGCGAGGTTAACGCTAGATTCACCGAACATTGCAACAGCTTCAACCTTCTCTTCGTAAGCACGACGAACGGCAGAAGCGCGACGTTGCTCAAGAGCAATGTTTGCCATTTGAGCGGCACGCAGTTCCTGCACGGTGTAGCCGAAGCTACCGCCGAACGAACGGATGTTGATGCTCTTCTCCACTTGGCTGATGTCGGCGCGGGGCAGATCATCGGCAGCATCCGCAATCAGTTTGAACTCTCCAGTGGAGTCCATGATGCGGTAGGTGAAGGTTTGTGCGCCAGGACCAGCTTCGCTAGTTACAGGCAGCAGGGTGGGGTATTTGATGTCGGCATAAGTGACTTCAAACACTTGGGGGCGGATGTACTCAAGCTGACGCTCAAGAAACAGGCCCGCTTCGTCCATGCGAAAATCAGACATTAGTAGGGCCTCCTATCAGGTGTCAGCGGTGAGGGTGAACGAAGGACCGTTCAGCTCAACAATCACCAGGCCAGAGCCAGTGATAGAGGAGAGGTAACGGGCATTCGCTAGAACGGCAGTCCGACCAGCCCAGCCGCTAGCTAGCAGTTGGCCGGGATAACGCACGCCAGTGGCAGTGTGAACAACGCGCACGACGGTGGAAGGAGTCACAGAGCCATGGACATACATAGCAACGGCGCCTTCGTTGGCGACGTTGAGCACCTGCTTGTCCTTAACGCCAGGACGGGAATTGGTGTCAAGAGCAGTCTCGTCCACATAGGTGAGGACGTTCACGCCAGCGACGGTGGCAGTGCCACTACCAATGGTGCGGGCCGAGTTGGCAATAGTGCCAGCTTGGTTAAATGCAACGACATTACCAAAAGGAATGACGGCGCCAGTTTCATTGACATAGGTGCCAATGGTATTGTCGCGGATGTCAGAGAGTTGCCCTTCCAGCAGAGCAGCGTGAACAAGAGCGTAGCTCTGTTGCACACCACCAGCGGAAGCGGTCCCCGACGTGGTAAAAGTTACGGCCATGGGTCAGCGCTCCTTGGAGACGGAGAGAGGGGATTTCCAAGCATTCTGCAGCTTGTCCATGTAGGACGAGGGAGCAGACATTGGGGAAGCAATGGAAGCAACGGCTTTACGCAGTTCTTCCGTAGCAGCAGAATCGCCACGGGGAGCAGATTCGGCCAAGGTGTCGAACATCGCAGTCACATAATCGTCGGAGCGTTCCGATAGATCAGCATCGCCACGAACGGCCTTGATGGAAGCTTCCATGATTTCACGAGCAGAAAGGCCCGCGAAGTCAAAAGCGGAGTCAAGGGAAGTACGAGCTTTGTCGATTAGCGCAATGCGCTCTTCAACAAGGCTGTCAACATTCACTTGCTTAGCAGCTTCAAGGTCAGTCTTGAGGCTTTCCACTTCTTCGGCAAGGGCATCGGCCCGCCCTTCGGCAGAGTCGCACTTACCTTGCATTTCCTTTTGCATGGCATCCATTTCTTCCTTCATTTCGGAAGCTTTGGACATCATGCCATCGTACATTTTCTTCATGTCCTCATAGGACTTTTTGGCGTCTTCCCGTTCTTTGGTGACAGCCAGAGCTACGCTCTCGGTCACCTCAAACTCAGCGCCATCAAAATTGACTTTAGCAGTCATAGATGGTTCCTCAATGGGAGTAAAAAGAGAAGGATCGGCAGCATCCAGACGGTCCAGATGAAGCTTCACTTGCGGGCCAGCGCGGCCCCTACGAACAACAGCAATGTGATTTCCGCTGATTTCCTTTTGGATGCCATCGTAATTCTCACCACTGTCAGTAACGCCTGGAGTCGCCTCATAATTGACGCGATAGCCAGCGCTGACCTCCTTCGCATCACCGCGCATAATGCGCTCAATGGCTTCCTGGTCAGTGATAGTCATAACAGCACGGACGAATCCATTGTCATAAACCACTTCAGTGCCACTAAAGCCAATTTGATAGTCCTTTGTATTGGCGCTATCTAATAGGACTGGAGGATGCTCAAGAGTAATCGCTTTGCCCGCAAATGAGGCCAAGCTTTCAGGAGACGCCACTTCACCTTCGGGACGATATTCACGGCGAATGGAACCATCTGCATCAGTGTACATTTGTACACCAGTGCGTGCGATGGTTGCCCAAGCACGGAGATAACCTTCGGGGGTTAGCTCGTACTTGTCAATTGGCGCTACGTCGTAACGAAAGCATGTGTCGCTCATGGTCATACTCTATCAAACAAGAATATGCGTGATAGACTAACTTAGGCTATCTTGCCTAGAAATGCAGCACATTCAACACCGTCGCATTACCACTCGCCTCCAAGCGCCAATTGTCACCATTCAAGAAAGTAGACAAATAATTGGGGAAAGGATGAAAGAGGCCCGTCTAAACTGTGGTTTGTCACAGGGAAACATTGCAGAAATGCTTCACTGTGATCAAACCACTATCTCACGAATGGAACGTGGACAAATCTCTCCTGACTGCGCCCAAATTCGTATTCTTAGTTCTATTTTTCAGCTTTCTATTTTGTACCTCCTCGGTTATCCTACGTTTGTGGTTTCTGCAGTAGATAATTAGTCATCATCATCGTCGCATTCGCCACGAATGTCGGCAAGCTGATCCTCAAGGTTGTCCATAATATATGCCTTTGCCATTGCTTCCACTTCAAAAGTTAGGAACTTTGTAGGCTCAAAATAGTCATGAGGCTTATCGTAATAACTAACCACAAAAATGTGTGTTTCGTCGAGGCGGCCATTTTTAAAATGCTGCTCTTCAACTAGACGCCACTGTGAAGTATCACGATGCTCATTTGCGGAAAGAATGGCTAGCGACTTCATTACGCCAATGCCTTCTTCTTCTTCTTCAATGACCCGCACGTATTCGCTCATTGTTTTGATTGGCGACTTTCAACCATCTTAATGATGCGATTCGCCCATGACCTGCCTGCGTCTCCTCCCCATAATTGCCAGGCGATGTAACCGGCGTCATTTTCGCCACCGCTTTTATTCTTTTCGTGACGAGAGAAAAAGGCAGCCATCCGCTTGATGGTGGCGAAGCTTATGCCGCCGCCGCCAGCCAGATCGCCAGCTCTAGCAACGCCACTGCCAATGCCCTGCTTACCAGCTTCCTGCGTCGTCAGGCCGCCTTTGCCATGCTTCTTGCGTAGTTCTAGGCCGCGACGCGCTGCGGCCCGTACAGACGATGGTGGGGAGAATGATTCGGCGTCTCCCCTCAGTTCTTTCCCTGAGAATCCTCCTCTTCCATCTCCTCTTCTTCCATCGCTTCTTCTTCCTGCAACACTTGACGAATGAACGCCTTCATGTATTCTTCGCTTGCGTCCTTTTTAGGCAAGCTCATGCCAGCTTGACTAAGAGCAATGGCGACGGCCTGTTTGTAATTAGAAACAGGCTTTCCACCACTGGTTAATTTGCCACTTTTAAACTCTCGCATTGTGCGAGCGATTTTGGCCTGTTTCTGCTTTTTCGTCATCAAACTACTTGCGCTTTAATACCAGCATAAGATCGTCATAACGTCCTTTGACATTTCTAATGTCAACCACCTCAGAGGAGAAGCCTTCTGGTACTAGTGGCAGCAGGGAATCCAACCAGCCATAGTCTTGAATATCTTCAATGACGGCAATACCACCAGGGTTAAGCAATGGCACGTAAAGCTGCAGGAAGCGTTGCTGGCTTTCCAACGAATGCGGACCATCATCAATGGCAAAATCAATGCCATCAGGAGTGACAGCTTTCACTTGTCCCACTGCATAGTCGTTATAAGCGTCGCCCATCAGGAAGGCAAAGCGCTCTGGTTTCATGCGTGGGAAGATACTGGGATGCACTGCATTTTGAATGTCCATGCCAATGATGCGTGCCTTGGGGCACAGTTCGTGCCAAAGCAGCATTGAACCGCCGTGAGCTACGCCTACTTCCAGAATGGTGCAAGCTTTGTCGGTCAATGGAGAAAGCAAAGTTTCATAGACAGGACCATAGGAATGAATAGTTTGTTTGTCAGTGCCGCCTGGTGCTTCAAAGCCACAAATATTTTGCGCAGCTAGGATCTCATCAATCTTGGGCGCTGCAGTTTTTTCAGAAAGAGCCATGATTAGAAATGAACGATGGTGGGAAGACAAGTGTAAATATTGCCTGAAAAATTACGACATAAAGATGCTGCAATGTAATCGGCGAAATTGTGAGCAAGTATCACAATGTTATCAACCTTTTCTTTAGCGAGCCTATCCCTGGTACAAACCTCAAAGCCAGTACCAGGCACGAATAAGCCCTGCTTATCTGGAGTGTCATCAATTATGAAAGAGTCTGGCATGGTCTTAAGAGAGCATTTAATGGCATCGAGGAAGACGCATCCTTTAGCCGCAGCACCGAAGAAAACAGTGCGCCCCTTCAAGGCATCCAGGAAGTCAATACAAGTATTCATTTGTTTTTGACATTTGCCATTGAAGGCATCAAAGTCAATTTGCCTTTCTTTCTTTTCCATTGTTGCAATGAGGCTATCAATGCCTGGCCCCATGGGAGAGTTGGTCATCCACAAGCGCATTGTTCCGCCATGAATGGGGAAATGCTTTGCAAAAATAATTCTTAGACCATAGTCTTCAAATAATTTAACCAATGGTGAGACGAGCCAGTAATAATAATGCTCATGGTAAAACTGGTCAAATTGTAGAGTCTCTAGCGTGGTCAAAGTATAAGGAAACTCCAACACCCACACGCCATTAAGACACTTAACAATGCCGCGTAAAAACGCATGAATGTCTTTGGTATGCTGAAAGACATTGGTGGAGACAATAATATTTGCCTTTGGCAGGTCCATGGTGTCATCGAATTGACCACACATGTAAGTATTACCTGCCTCTTCATTTACTTCCTTTAGGTTCTGACTAATATCAACATTGATGAATTGCTTGGGCTTAATTCCACTCCAGAAGTCAATCTCTCTAGCAGTTTCCCTGAAAGTATTTAACAGGGTGCCATCGTTTCCACCCACGTCAATCACTGTTCCCATGTTGAGATGAGAAAGGCTTTTGTAAAGCTCTTTGCAGTGTTCAATGTAAGGCCGATTAACACCACTTCTGTATAAATAATGCGCGTATAGTTTTTCAGGCGGCACTTCCGTGTCAAGATGAATTGTCAAATCATCTTCATAAACGGCCCTCAGTGGAAAGCGTTCTGCCTCCAGTGCCTCGTTTGCGCTGTTGCATAGGTTATTGACCAGTGGCTGGGAGCCAAGATCAAGCAAAGTGCCGCTCATGATCAGGAATTAAATGGTGTGGTGAAAACTTCGGAGCCAGGCATACCGCCCCACTTGCGCTGATAATACAACCCATTCTCATGAAAGGAAACCCAGTGCGCCTGCTTGTGTTCCGTAGAGCCGTCGTGCAGCGTACTGCTGTTGTCGTGACTCCAGCTTGGTAGCAATACCTTGGTGCGATGGAGGCCAGCCAGTGCTAGGCGCCTATCTGCATCGTTGTCCTCGTAGTAGGCAGGGTAGAAATTCTCGTCGAATCCACCCATGGACAACCACTTGCCTGGACGATTTGCCCAGAATATTGTCCAGCCCCCTTCGTGCTCTCCAACGAACATGCTTTCAGGGCATTCATCAGCTTTCTGCACTAATGCACCAATGTCTTCCTTCGACACCATGAGGTCGTCGTTCGCAATAATGCATTGCCCCAGTAGGCGCAACATTACGTTGAACGATGCTGATACTCCTAGATTTTTAGGAGGTATCAGAATGTGTACTTCGCTTTTAAGGGCTGAAATTTGTTCCATCCATGAGGACTCAGCAAGCTTGCCGCCATTGTCAACGATGGTAAAGTCCAAAGTGAAGTCTGAACATGAAGAGTCGTCTAAGGCTTGCAGGAGCCTCGTGAGCCTGTTATAGCAATGCAGGGTTGGAATGCCAACGCGAATCAGTCTGCCGTTCATTGGAAGGCACCATACACTTGCTTTTGCGCCCAGAGTTCGTTGTAATTATTAGTGCCCTTCGCACCAAGCCCCTTCAAGTCTCCGCCGTCAGTAGGCTTCCCCCATCCCATAATCGTACCGTCGGGGAGTACAAACGCTCGGTTCTTGTTTTGATGATTGGCAGTTAGCTCTAGATAATCGCCATAAACGAAATCAGACTGTCCACCGTTAGCAGCTAATGCAGCGCCAAGCATTGTGGGACCAGTGGGGCACAATGGCGTAATGCCATAGTATTGCTCCTGACAATTGTTGACAATAGCTTCAATGGCAAATTGCAGCGCGGGGTTGTTGGGCTGCGAATAAAGGATGCCAATGGAACAGGCCCATGAGGTGAAGCTAAAGCGCTGGATGTCCCGAAAGGCTAAGAATTTAATACGTGGCCCCACATCCACGGGATGAACCAGCCTCACTCCAATGTCTACATACCATCCGCCAAGCTTGTTCAACAGGCAGTAGCGTCCTAGGTCAGCTTTGTAGGCATAAGGCTTAAGGGAGTCATAAGCCGCCGCCACTTCTGCACCATAGTTGTCTTCAATGAAATCGCGGAGGGTTTCTTTTGTATAGAGCTGATAGTTAGCGCCAGAAAATGCTTCCTGCACCGTGCCAACAGCATGACCCAAGTATGGTGACAGTTCTGCACCATCATCAGAAAGAAAGATTTGTGATACTTGCATGATGATCAAACAATTTTTGTGGGAGCACCAAAGCCCTTAAATGACTGGTCGCCTTGTTCACTATTAAGCACTGCGCTGACGATGCGCAACATCTTTTTGGTGATGACAGGCCAAGTAAATTGCTTTTCATGAATGCGCTCATAGCACCAGTTGCCAGCAGCCTTCAAAGCATTGCGATCCTCGTAGTAATAATTAAGGATGTCAGCGACACTGCTAGGGTCAGGCAGCAAGCGCTCTAGACCATAGTTTCTATCCGTCTCCGAACCGTTACAAGCGATGCGAGGAATGTCATCAAAGATTTCCTTAAGACTTGTATGGTCAGGTACTATTTGCGCAACTCCTGTGGCAGCGTG